CAATAAGGCGCAGAATTTAAAGTACTGCACCAAAGAAGACGGACGTACTGCTGGCCCATGGTATATCAACGAAGAATTCTTTGCGTCGAAGGGCCAAGGTAGACGATCTGATATGGATCGATTTGCATTGTTAGTCCTAGAAAACAATGGAATTACTGAAGATGTGGTAGATGAAATGCCTGGGCATTGTGCGCAATTTGGAAAGAATGCGCAATACTTAGTGAATACGTTGGCTCTGCAACGTGCTGAAGCAGCTGAACGCATTTACTGGGTTGAACAAGCAATGCTTGAAGATAATGGGTTGCCTACCCAAGGTCAAAAGCAACGCCACTTAGAATTATACTTCGGTCCCACAGCAGTAGGAAAGACGACGAAGATTAAGATGGACGTCATTGGAAGACGTGAAGAACGTTTATACACAAAGAATTGTGCACACAAGTGGTGGTGTGGTTACGACAAACATCCTGTTGTCTTGATGGACGAATTCCGAGGCGACGGATTCGGAAAGATGGAAGATTTTAATAACATCACCAATATGGGTGCTGGTCAAATTGAGACCAAAGGTGCTCAAACTGTGTTACTAGCGCGTGAAATGCACTTTGCAACCAATAGACATCCAAGTCATTGGTGGAAGAAAGGTGGCCCCACTGGTGCCTATTATGGCTGGAGCGATCCTCGCTTCCAAGCAGTCGTCCGCAGATTCGCTAAAGTTCACTGGTGGAACGACAATAAAGAACTTACAGTTCTTGTTAACCCCGGTCAACATGATGACGGGGAGCCCGATTGGGCTGAAAGAAACTTAGCATGGCGCAAGTTCTGGATTTGGAACAACAGACCAGCTGTTGAAGGGGACGCGGTTGATTTAGCCAACCAACCAGGGTATTTTACTTTACCATAAAATAAGATTGACTTTATATTATATTTTAATACACTAATGTCACTTACGTTCCCTAGATTGGTATACATATTACTATAAAAATAAGTTAGAAGAACCTAACGGTTAAAGGTAATAATACCTAACGGTTTATTACAAAAGTAATAATTACATTATTACTGAAGTCACGGTAATAGATAGGAAATCAAGATTTCCGCCGTGCCTTCTCCTTTAAGAGGGCCTAAATGGTACATTTTCTCTCAAGCTCGAACGTCGCTCATGGAGTCGGGCATTCGACTTAACTCTTGCCCTTTTAACTATATCTCTGATATACTATATTTGGAAATTACAATAAGTAATGAATGGAAGATACCGATCTCGTCAAAGTCTTGGGGCCTTCCGGCGCCGCGCTGGTGGCGTTCTGCGTACTCCTAGTCGTCGTACTGCGTATACTGCGGGTGTGCGCGCGCGAGGAGGCCGAGGCGGAATGACACGATTTAAAACAAAGTTCGCTATGTCTGGATACGCACGGGACACAGAAAAGAAATACAGCGACAGAGCAAGCGTTGCGCTGACGGGACCTGGACGGAAGACAGGAGAGAGTGCAACGGTCGACATTTTGAACGGGTTCATGTTCCAATCAAACACTTGGCGACCATACGATTTCGCCGGACCTGTAGGATCACCTAGTTCGAACATAAGCAACAACATGTTGAGATATATTGGAACGGGAAGCACAGCAACGACACGCATCGGAAATAAAATTACGGTGAAATACATCAAAGGATCTATCACAGTTACTGCGTCCAAATTGGTCGGGCCATCGATTGGAGCTACGAACGGAGACATGGGGGGGGAGGCCCTAGCAACAGCAAGTAACGCAACAAGCGTTTGGCAATATCTACGAACAACATTCCGGGTTGTCATCGTGAAAGACCTGCAAGTAAACTCAGCAGACGCACAAATTGCATGGGCCGATGTCTTTGAAGACAATACAGCATCTGGGCCTTTAGATGCAGTGGGAGATGCATCGGGTGTTCACGCGGAATTGAAAATCGCGAACATGGGAAGATTCCGGATTTTATCAGATAAAATCATCAAAACAAACGCGATTAACCCACAAGAAACAATTCCATACTTGGTGCCAGGGAGCGCAGTTGGAAACGTACGATACAACGGTAATGATTATCTGGCTCTAACAGATCAAGGAATCTACGTCATTTGGGCAGCATTCACATTGGGCGCAACCGCCGAGGAAAGTGCGACAGACGGCATGGTAAAGCCAGCAGTCGTGATGAACTCACGCGTCTGCTTTACCGATTCGTAAAAAGAAAATACTACAACAAGAAACTGGATCGGAATAGAGTCTGTATTAATCGACCGGGGAACTAACGTGTCAGTATATCCAACGTTGATGTTATGCTTGTAAATACTATTCGGGGGTTCGAAACCCTGGATAATTTATCTTTTTTTGATTAGACCAGACGCAAGATTTCTGTGATGAGTATTTATTTAAGTGTTTTTTAATTGTACAGAAATATATTTTTCACTTATTTTTTAATTCTCTATGAGATTGTAGTAGACAGTAAAGATTTACTGTATTTGTGGTATTTAGATTGCTCACTCGTCACACGTTCCTCCTTCTCAGTTTTAGAACACATATGTCCAAGAACGGAATTTTACCCAAATCGAAAATTCAAGCGATCCGATTCAATCGGTATCGAGGAAACAATTACCAATGGTTTTGGATTGATTACTGGCCTCGAAGACTCGCCCAAGCTGTTATTGAAGGCACCTTAGGTGATAAAACAATACTAGGTTTGTTTGCATTCCTTATTGGGAATGGAATGGAACCAGACGCAGCGAAGGATATGATATGTAAAGAGGTCAATTATGACCCTGCGTTATGCAACAAGGTTAAATGGTTGCGTAAAGGCGTTGACACTGGATACGACTTTGGTCAGTACTGGGATCTCAACATTCAATCCACACTAGACGTCAAAGATTCGATCATTCCACCAAAGTATTGGGAGAAAAAGAAAGCAGAGCCTCAATACATTCCCGCACGCGAGAAGTATCAACCTCGGTATAAACACCAAGGAAAGTTTAAACAAGAGGATCTTGATGATTACGAGGATCTCATTGATGGAGATCTTGAGCCTGTGTGGCCACAGCCTAAGCCACGTTATAGCAAGCCACGTGGTTATGGTCAAGACACTGTTGACAGATGGATCAAAGAAGACATGGCTTCTGAAGGAGCTAGTCGAGTACCTCAACGTAGAGTGTCTGAATACATTCGCCATGGAAAGGTTGCTCATGATTTATTCGAATTCAGGGGCCCAGCTCAAAGACTGCCCTTGGATTTCGAGGAAGGCATTGTGCGTGCGCCAAAGCCACTAGTCAATGACGCGGTACGACGCATTGCCTCTAAGTCAATCTACAACAGGAATGTTAAGAAACCAGACGCGAAGAAGAGTGAATTGGATTTAGAAGAGGAAATGGATATTAATCCTTTCTTCGACCAGGAGTTTGATGATAAGTATCATGGCCGTTAAGTCTAACGGTATTCCTAACGGATTCTTGCTGACGTCAGCAATGAAAACAAGTACTTGTTTTTTACTGGAATTTACTGGAAACGACGTCGACGACGACGTGGCAGGGCGACGTAGCTAGCTACGTAGTCACACATGTAACATGTGTCAGAAACTATGCCAACACATGTTGTCACTGCCAGATCCGCGCTCCCACTGGCTCAACACATGTTCGCACTGGTATATCCGCGCTTTTACTGGGTATTTTACATAAATTAATTAATTATTTAATTAAATGGCCAAAATAATTGATTTTGGGTATTTTGAGGTATTTTAGGATTTTTGACAATTTTGTGATTTTTTGATCAATTTATACAACTTTCACACATAAACTCAAGTTATAACTCAACTAGTACTCTAATTAGTCTAGTAGTACACTCCACTCATCACACATTCTTCCTTCCGATGATACTAACACATATACATGAATTAGAATTTTAACATTTATTCTGAAAATGTCCAAGAAAAACACTCGCGCTCTTTTTCAATCTCCACTCAACTGGAGCAATGCAACTCTCTCAACCGACAACATGCGGGTTGCGAAGCTTACTGATTCTGAACGCAAACAACTGCGTGTCATTATCCCTCAAACCATCACTGATAGTGGTGATGAAACCGAAGTCATTGAAGAAGATGAAAATGCAGTGGTTCAATTACTTCCTGTACCTTTCTCTCGCATGACTACTCTGCGATTACCAGATATCCACGGTCTGCCTGACCTGATCCCTCAACGGGGACCTAACGATGCATCCATCTGGGATGATCTTGAAATGGGTGAAACAATCACTCCTCAAGTCTCTCGTGATGATGGGTCATTGGGTCTCTCTGACATCGACACTGATTACGCTAACGACAGCCAAGTTAGTTTTCCGTTCGATGACCTCACTACTCCATTAAGACGCTCTCGCCCACTTGTCCTGTCTAATGATTCTGATTCAGATGAAGACACCGATGGCCTTACTATGGCTGTGACCAAAAAGCGCAGGGGTAATGAACAACAATTGACAACTAGTGCTAAAGCCACTAAGGGTCAAGGACGTTTAGTCCAAAGATATATTTTCACGTGGAATAATCCTACCATTACTGGGGAGGAATTCCGTGATTATATGGAAGCATCAGATGCATTTAAATGTGTTGTGTTTCAAAAGGAAGTGGGGACAAATGGAACCCCACACTTTCAAGGTTACGTTGAACTTGAAAAAAGAACCTATGTGAGTGGGGTGCATAAATTAGTTGCACCATACAAGATGCACTGGGAATATGCCAATGGCAATAAGGCGCAGAATTTAAAGTACTGCACCAAAGAAGACGGACGTACTGCTGGCCCATGGTATATCAACGAAGAATTCTTTGCGTCGAAGGGCCAAGGTAGACGATCTGATATGGATCGA